AAGATGATTGCTGCCAGGTCGTATGTTGTCGTTACACTTTCAACAGTTTCAGATCTGCTGACACCTTCCAGGATCTCAACTTCCTCAACTTCCTTCACACGGCACTTGGTAGCCAGCTCGTTCTCAGTCTTGTACAGAGAGTAACCGTTACCATCCTCCAGAAGCAGCATATCGGTCTTGACATCTGCTGTGGTATACATGGTCGGATTACCAGATCCCTTGTAATCCTTACGAGCCTTGATTGCATACTTGATGATTCTCTTCGCACGAGCGTCTTCGGTCTCGCCTGCAATGTGCGGCAGCTTCACACGGATAGTGAATAACTCGGAATCGTTATATACCGGCTTTACGTGATCTTCAGAGATCTTGTCTTCATATGCTGCAGAACGGCCGTCGCCAACCAGGATAGCGCGAGCGATTTCCTCGTTCAGCATACCTCTCATTTCCTGCTTAACCCATGCTACAACGTCGAAGTCCGTGATGTCCACGATATCGTCACGATCGAACTTCTGTTTCTTATAGATGGTCTGCGGATCGATCTTTCTCTTCAGCAAAGTGAAGACTTCCTCATACTTCAGGTTACCCTTGATGTAACCCTTTGCACGAGCTTCATCTGCTGTGATGTCCGCAAACATGGTCTTTACACGGCTGAACGGGGTGTGATGTACTGCAGAAAGCAGCTTGTTAGCCCAGCTCTGATCTCTCATGATGAACTCCGGAGCGCCGCTCGTGAAGTTCTTTACATCCGGGAACAGCCAATCGATGTTGGCAATACCGTATTTCTGAGTAGAACCATCTTCGTTAGTCGGATAGTTAGCCGGGGTAATAGCGTGAGCCAAAGCTCCATTCGGATCTTCCATATGATGCTTGATGGACTCGCTCAGAGATCCATATCTCTTGATGTCTGCCAGAACAGCCTTACGATCTGCCATGGAGATCACCGGTCCGTCAAAAGTTGCATAGTCACTTTCAAATACGTTGTGCTTCATTTCTTCTTCCTCCTCGTTGGATTCTTTTTTGCCTTCAGCTGCTTCAGCAACCATAGCATAAAGTAATGTTTTCTGATCTTCATTCATGGAATTGAAGACTTCTTTAGCTGTAGGATCTTTCTTATCAGCCCCGTCTTTATCATCTTCCGTTTTCTCGCCTTCATCGGCATGAGCAAGATCCTGCCCACCTTCGTCAGGTGTATTATCGATCTCTTCTTCGGACTCAATGGTTCCGTCTACGCCATGATAAATATAAGCCTCAGTGATCTCATCGTCGTCATAGTCATAGGCCATTCCGTAAGAATGAGCAATAGACATTGTATCGATCAATGCTCCCGGATTTGCGCCGGCCAGTACCAGGCTTACCTCTCTGATTGTTCCGTGAGAAACATTCTTACCTCCAACCAGATCATTTGCATAGATGGAAAGTGCTACAAGATCATCGTTCTGCAAAGCAAAACGAGCATGCTGAGCCTTCTTTGAATTGTTGAGTTTGCAGTGAGCAATTACCTGATCGCCTTTCTCTTCGAGAATAGCGTGACCAAGGACATTCTCAACATCTTTGTGACCGTGGTTCCACACCAACGGTACTTTTTTGCCATTGCAGCCTTTAAATGCGCCATTCAACAAAGTTCTTCCGTCCGCGCACTTAATTCCGTACTGCGTGGCAACGCCTTTAAAATCGTAACCGTCTGCCATTTTGATGTACTCCTTTCATTAGTTTGGAATTTGGTTCTTTTCCGGAGAGTTCATCTCAGGACCACCGGAATTATCTTCACCTGCGTCTGTCATTACCGGATTTGCTAACTGCTCGTCGGAAGCATTTAAGTTAGGATTACGAAGTTCATTAGCTCTGTCGTCTGCTACCGGTTTGTATCCTATAATAGACCTGACTTCATTAGCCGATAGAACTTCCGCTCTCGTGAACTTGTCTGCAATGTCGGCAATATTAGCCACCGGAATCAACTTAAATGGATTCTGGATGAAGATTATTGATTGATTCTGGGTTACAGCAGTAGGTGATAAGAACTTTCTCGTCATCTCGTTTGTAATAGCGGACAAAGTCGGCTCGATGATGTTATTACGATAGTTCAACATCATTTGTTCATCAGCTGTACCCTTCAATACCTCCTCGCAAATACCCAACTGCGAGTAGAATAATGTTGTCAAGTACTCGATCTGGTTTAGCAGATTGTTCTCCAATGGCCGGTTGAGCTGAATGATCTTTTCTGTACCATCAGCATATGCCACACCATAAGTAGAATTGTTCAACTGCTGTTCCAAGTCTTTCCTTCTAGCTTCAGCTTGTTGTTTTCTCAATGGTGACTTAACTACGTAGGGCAACTGAATTATAAGATCCAATTTTCCTGCGCTAAGCTGTTCGTCGACCGAATCCAGCAAGTTTAGCTTATTGATTAGACGTCTTCCTATGGAATTAGGCTCATTCATTACCGTATAAAACGGATTTTCGATGATCGCTACATTCTTCTTAGGAAGCGTAATCTCTCTTCTTTGTCCGAGATTATCATCGTATAACTCTACTCGAACATGCTTCGGAAACCACTGCTTAATTTTAGCAGTTCTCATTTCAAAAATATCAAACGAATCATTTGTGAAGATGTCTTTTGATGTAACCGTGGGAACAACAGCTATAACACCTTCATCAAACATCGAAAGAACTATGTCCTGAATAAAAGAACGACCTGTTTGATCAATGTTTGCTGAAAGGTTCAAACAATCATTAAGATCAGAATCGACCGTTTCCTGAAAAAATCCATCCGAATTCTTTTTAGCATGCTCGATAGTAACTGCAGCAGAATCAATAGCGATTCTATTATAAACCGCATTAACGATTGACTTCTCGCCGCCGAAACGAATCTTAACCTTGTCCGGACGCATGGAATAACTTGGTCCATAGTTAGCCCTATAGGTTGGTTCACGTCCTCTAAAGACATCCCATGCCTTTCTAGCACGATCTACGATTGACGACATGTCTTATCCTCCTTACTTTGTTTCAACTATTTCAAGCCATGCATCATTAACAAGTTTGTCAAAGATTGGCTTTAAAGCTGGATTTATGTAATCAACACCTTCTACCCATCCTCCGTTACCTGTAGCATGGCCATACTGAAGTATTATAGCAATATTGCACCACTCATCAACTATATTGGAGTTTGTAAAGCTTAACTTAATAGTTCCAGCCTTCTTATCTTCTTCGATTTCATAATTCCAACTAGCCGCTGTCAAACCAGTATCTTTAGGAGTATACTCCATAAGACGAAGAACACCTTCGTGTCCGTATTTATTAAGAAGGTTCATGTAATCTTTCCTAAGAATATGATTTAAAAACTTCGTTGTCTTAGAAAAGTTACCAGTATGTTTGAAATATTTGGACATTATCTAGGTCTAGGAACGCCATCAGCCATACGATAAGTAGGCTGAGGCTTCGTGAGCTCATTCATAATTGCCTGGAAAAGCATGGAACTCGGAGATCCTGGAGTTATACGATTAATTTCCTGAGCGACTTCTCTAGCCTGCTGAAGATTTCCATTCTGTGCCTGCTGGATCACAATTCTGGAAAGCTGATCTATTTTAGAATGCTTTTCCGGAGGGCAACTTTTCCTATAACTTTTTAAAAGACTCGACAATCTAACGATGTTTACACCGTTATTCGTCCCAGCATGCATCAGATAGTTATTGTAAGCTTCTGAAAACTCTCTGAAGTCCATTATTACTGCCTCCTTATTTATTCTGTAAAATTTTCAAACATTCTCTAAAAAATCTTGTTTCCTGCGTATTATACCTAACTTCCGGATTAACAAACCTATTATTTAAATTTTGAATTGCTTCTTCTTTTGTTCTTGACGATAACAGCTCATCGACATAATCTTGAGGAGTCATTCCTTTATACAAAAAAGTTTTATGAACTGCTTTTCCCCTAGCAGAATGCATCAAATAGTTATTGTAAGCTTCTGAAAACTCTCTAAAGTCCATTATTACTACCTCCTACTTCCATTTTGATGTTAATCAAATGAATCTTTGTTTACTTTGTAAGCAACCCAAGCATCCAAAAGTGCCGCCACATTATCGATCTTCTCCTCGTAGCGTTTCTTAAGTAACTTGCGGTTACCATTTGTGTCTTCGATTGTTACTGCATTTCCCATGGCGAATTGCATAAGAAGCTGGTCAAAGATTAGCTTTCTATCTTCAGCCAAATCTTTCAATTCACCTAGCGGTACAGATTCAGTCTTTACTCCCTGTGGAACTTTCTCTATACCAAACTCTCCATTTTCGAGAGCCCATCTTTGAACGAATGCTTTAGCATTATAAGGGTCATATCCAAGACAATTTACGCTGTATTCATTGTCTTCAATGTATTTATCCAAATCATCATACACATCCATCATATCGAGAACCGTCCCATCCAATACTACAAGACTTCCCTCGTTCATAAACTCATCATACTTTTCTCTGGCTGCTCTAGGAAGATTATGAAGTGTTCTTGAAGTTATGTAACTGCGAGTTTTTATTCCAAACTCATCGCCGCCCAATGGAAAAAGAAAAGTAAATGCACAAAAGTCATCGCCCTGAGACATATCTGCTCCTAATGAGCATTCCATCTGCCAGAAATCATGATGCCTATGCGGTTTGGTCTCCTCGTATGTAAAGAAGTACGTATACCCCTCCATAGGAATACCAAATCTTTTAGCCAAAATATCATTTCTAGTAGCCGGAGCATTTTCAGCTCTTTCTACATCAAGTTCATAAGTTTCATAACTTACTGTTAAGCCAAGATTTGGATTAGCTTTTAACCACATCTCTCTATCGGCGACTTCTTTAACATCGTCGAGTCTATAATACCATATAGATATGTGAGGAGCTTTGTATTTACCTTTTAAAATATCCAGTAATTCCATCTTAATAGTATCTCCAGCACCATTTCTAACAGTTCCTTCAGAAGAAGCAGCCACTATCAAATAATCAGGTAATTTAGAAGATCCCTGCTCAATAGCGCCTATAACATCTTCTCGAATATCTCCGGATAACCACTCATCTACAGTAGCGACTTTGGTTCTTAAAGACTGTAGTTTGTCAATGGTCATTGGTAATACTCTTAAAAGAGAGTTTGTAATGGTGTTTTCAATACCTTTCTTAGATGAGAACAACTTCTTACGTAAATCTCTATTGCCAGTAGTATTTTGAAGACTACCTTCTGTCATCATCTTGAACACAGGTCCACGAGCACGAGCTATAGCTGTTCTAAGCGGACCTAAAACCTCATCAGATTGTCTCATTGTCGGAGAAGTTGTGATTTGATCTGTTGTTTCAGGATCTACGACCAGATGATAACCCTGGATACATTCCAGATACATGGTCTTTGCTGCTCCTCTGGCTATAATGAGATACTGTTTCTTAGTTAAGCGTTGTTTAACACGCTTAGTCATATACCTTCCTGGTTTTCCTTCTTTGCCTGGTACGAATACTGTACGATCAACAAAGTAGTACCAACCATAAAGTTCTTCAGCCCACAATTTAAACGAATCCAATAATTCCATTGGAGAACCATCGGTTAAAGTAAGTTCAGAATTGCAGAAATCGACGAACCCATCTATTGCTTTGTCATCATACCAGTAATGAGGATCATCTATTAAATCATCGATTCTTCTCATTTCCATAGCTATGTATTCGTTAATAGGGATTTCTCCGTCTAGAACTTTTTCCCTAAATTCTCCGTAGTATCTTGGAGTCGCTGTATTTGATAACATGTCTTACTCCTTATCTATACTTTGGTGCCTTCTTCATCTTTGCTAGTCTTTTAGCATTAATAGCTGCATTCTCTGCTGCTAAGTCCTTTTTACTCATCTTTTCAGGATTATTCTTGGCATTGCATACCCTAATAAGCGTCATAAGTCTGTTTATATGCCATTTTTGAAACTCTATAGGAATCTCCAAGGCTATCATTTCCCAATAGATAACCTCAGATGTCATAATCTCTTTATTAACTTTTTTGTTTTTATGTTTATCCTCTCTGAACCATGTTGCGGTCATTGGATCATTTATGTATTTCATAATTTTACTCATATCATCCTGACTTAAACAAAGATAAACATTCGGGTCTGGATTTTGAGGCGTTATTGTCATACATTCCAAATAGTATAACACTTTATCTGTAGTATCTAATGAATTCTCCACCAAAAAAGGCTTCTTGTATTTTGCTTCCCACTTAGAAATTGAAAGTAGAGAATGCTCCATAACAAGTTTCGTCTCTTTGACGTTGATGAACCGTTCAGTTTCCTCATTCCAGAGATCGTTAGCCGGAATATTTATTGTAAGGGGCATCCTCTAATCCTCCAATCCCACACAAGTCGTGTTATTTAGTTGTAGTTTCTTCTGCTTTATCGGTCTCGATGACCTTAAACCCAACGAGTTTATTGAGGGACTCGGGGTCAGCATTCTTTACAGATTCTGCTATCTCATGCGGGATAACAGCATTGATGAAGTCGCTCATGGCCTGTTCTCCGCCATTGATAAACTCCAACATTAATACTTCATAAGCCGGATGGCTCTTGAATTTTTCGCGAATAGCATCGTTCTTTACGAATTCTTCGCCGTCAGCACTCTTTTCACCGTAGCAGCTAAGAACCAGATCCTCAAAATATGAAAAGATCTCTTTGCTATCTCCGGACTCTACCATCTTCTTGATCTTATACTCGATACCGCCATTTTCCATCATCTGCATCCTGGCAATCTCGTATTTACTCAGATTGAAATAGAAATTCTTGGTTTTCTTGTTTCCATTGTAATCTTCATAAGTAATAGCTTTTGTTAACATGGTGACTCTTTCCTCCTTTGTTTGTTAAAAGGGAGAGCCCATAAGGACCCTCCCACTACCATTTTGATGTTTCTTACGATCAGCCGCCAACTGTATTCGCATTGAACAGTGCGATAACTTCATCCGGCAGCGGCAGACGTGCGCTGGTGCCTTCAGTCTTGGTGTAGTATGTCTTGCCAGACTGCGGAGTCTGATCCTCAGTTGCAACGTACTCGTCGCCTACCTTCTCGTAGTAGGTTGTACCTTCAGTGAATGTCTCACCAGAGAACTCTGTATAAGTATCATCTGTACCATACAGAATGCCTTCCAGCTTCTTCAGCTTAGCAGAGTCGACATCCTCGGAATCGATGGTAAGAAGACAGGTATTCTTGTAACCTTTAACTGCTACCGGGATACCCTGCATTTCCCAACTGAACTCGATTGCTTCCGGGCTGTCATTAACAGTGCCATAAGATCTTTCAGACGGAGAAGCCGTCAGACCATACACCAGATGCAGCTTGTAACCGTGATCGTTACCTTCTGTATCATTACCCTTGATCGATCTGTAACTCATACCAAAGGTCTTACGAGCCTGCTGATAAACTCTTACACCGGTAACCGGAAATGCGGAACCATCCAGTTCAGCAAACTCAGGCGGATAAGCATACGCCGTTACAGTCTGAGCATACTCTTCTGCAGATCTCAGAGACAGATACTTGATGTTATCCGCATACAGCGCGGTCTCTTCCGCACCAGACGGAGACTCAGTCACACCAGTGATACCGCTCCATGCAAAACCGCTGTCATACTGCTTTGTGGTATTGTTATACGGGTAAACGACGGCATGGTCATCACCTGTTTCATAAAAGTGTTCACCAACCTGATCCCAAACTAATGCTGCCATTTCTTTTTCCTCCTAAAAAGTCGTTGTGAAGACGTCATGATGCAATCCATCAGCCACATACCGTCTCTCATTTGAGAACCTTATGTCCTCTTTGTTAAACAGTATACGATCTGGCAGATCACTATCAGGGTCTTGGTAAATTGCTATGATGTCATATCTTCTATTTGCGAGATAGACTTTATTATCGGCATAAACAGTGTCGATTCTCGATCTACTGTACCGAATACAAGGATACTTCATCTTAAGAGATGCCGGCGGTTCAAAATATACATTGTCAGAACCCAATATTCGTCTTAATTTCGCATCAAGTTCCAACCTGCGGTCCAGACTCGCCATTGTATACCCCTCCTATCTCTAGAATTAATCGTGGCGGCTCAACAGTGATAGTGTTTACCTTCCACTTTGTTCCCATCCACGTGACATACTTAATATTCTGAAAGTTTTCAAAGGCGAAGGCGTCCGCCAAAATCTCGATCTCATTACTTATTACGATGTCATCATTCACATTATCGCCAGATTGTAATCGCCTAGAAACGCGATTTACATCACCGCGATACTTTCTCTCCACTATCTCCGGCAACCATACACCAGGTCTTGTTTCAGACACTGTCTCGTATCCAACCATACCGGCGAATTTCATCGATAACACCTCCTACTCACTTCCATTTTGATGTTAAAACATGTTCATAGTTTCCATAAGCCTCTGACGTACCTGCTCGTTGGGAGCGTTATTCATCAATTCCTGGAGATCTGCTCGAAAGTCTCCGGCACTTGTGTAACGTCCCATGCTATCTCTCCTAGCATTACGCCCTCTCGCGTAGGAACCATAAGAACTATCATTTGCATATGAGCCAGCCATTCGGAAATGAGGCATAGATCTATAAGATCCACCACCCATAGCTTCACTGTACTGCTCTTCTTCGCACGCTTCAATAATCTTGCAGACGTTTTTTCCAGCGTGAGCCAATTTATCGATAACGTCGAGAGTCTGGAGGTCGAGCGTCTGATTGTCGGCATACCTCTCCAGTTCCTTAACCAATGTTTCCTTAAGTTCATAAAGTTTATGCATCTTGCTCACCTCCTTATGCAATTC